AGTTCCTCTAATTTTTTAGTCATATTTTGGATCCATTATATACTACTATTATTTATCAGCCTTTTCTCTTGCCCTGATGAAAAATGTCATTTTCGGTTATGACTCTAAACACTATTTTCTTCTGTTTACACCATGCCCTAGCGGCTTCCCATTTAGCGATATTTCTTACGTATTGTGCTTGTCTAAATTTATCCCTACCTACAGATTCTCGCTTCATTTGGTTTTCAGGTTTAACTTCAATTAATTCTACTCTTTGTTTGCCTTTTCTATCTGTATATTGTATAAGGAAATCAGGAACATATATTGTCATACTGCCTGTCAAAGGATCTCTATAAGGTATCTTAACACTTTCACTTGCCCAACGAGCCACACTTGGATTCTCATCACAAAACTTCATGAAAGCAAACTCCCAACTTGATCTATACAAAGGAGTTTTTCTACCTAAATATTTTTCTGGAAATTTTAAATTGTATCTGCCTTGTGCGAACTTAGGCATAGCACTATACCATTATGTTACGTGCATCTAATTTGTTTGTTGCTTGATCTACTTTATAACCTAATGCACTTATTTTTGTTCTGTTATAATTTAAAACTTCTGTAATGACAGAACTTAATTGCACATCATCAAATCCACCCAATGTGTCTAGTAATTCAAAAGTTTTTACTCCATCTATTTTTGCTTGTTGCATTATTATAGTTGAAATTGTTTGAGCACTAGTTTTATCAAAACCTCTTTTTTCAAAAAATCCAATAGTTGCATCTACTTCGTTACTATTAAATTCTAAAGGTTTTGTGTAATATGAATTAAAGAATTTTTTAACTAAAGTTGAAGAATCATTTACTTGCTGACTCTGAGGTAGATTACCACTTACATTTGAAGCAACTGTATTTTGTTTTGTTGTAATGTTTTCACCCATGTCATCTACCTTATGTGCTTATGTCAAAGTTTTGATTATGTGATTTTAAATTACTTGATGTATCACTATTCAATGCACTTTTAACATTAGAACTTAAATTGTTCCATGCAGTATTTATTGCGTCGGGAGTTGGTATACCACCGTTGTTGATGTGTGCTTTTTTAAATGTAGTTGCTTTAGTTAAATCATCTAATGCATTAGGATTTTGACTTAAAAAACTTGTTGCACTACTTAATGAACCATTCTTGATTGCTTTAGCAACACCAATAGCCGCTGTAACACCACCAACTGCTAATGCAGTCTTTCCTAGTCCACCACTGCCACCTATCTTAGGAAAAGCAGTATTGGCAACACCACTTACGTCAATACCAGTAGCGGCACCAATTTGATCTTTTAATATACCAAAGCCTTCTTGTCTAATACCATCGCTTGATAAGTTTTTAGCATTTGTAACAACACTAGATGCTTTTAATACTGTACCTAAAAAGTTTTGTGGACTTGTAAATGCATTACCACTTGTTATATCACTGAATACATCTGATGCTCCTGCGGCAATACCACCTTGACCAAATAAGTTTACTGCACCACCACCTGCTAATGAATTAGGCGAAGGCATACTATCATAATGACCACTTGCGGGACCAAACATTTTAGGAGCAGTACCTTCAGTTACAGGACCTCTTGCATACCATACAGTTTCGTACTGTACTGTCATTGTGTTTGAAACTGCACCACTGTCGCTGTTGTCCATTGTATCATGTTGCCAAGAACTTATTATAGGATTTGCTAAAGTGAAACAAGTATATCTATGTCTTGACATTTGATAAATTTGTATACTTTCAAAAAAGTTTTCTAATTGATCATTGTCTAAACCAAATCTATAATTGTTGACCATTTCGTTACCATACGTTGTTGACCTTGCATAGGCAGGGTTACTAGTATTAGGTTGTCTACTTCCATCTAATGCCGCATAGTTTCCGTCTTTGTAATAATATCTATAATATGCTTCCCACATAGCAGTTGTTTGTCCATAGTTGTCATCATGGAATACAATGTTGATAGGATCATAATCTAATCTTGTTTGTAAGTTTCTTTTCTTGTTGTATTGATGTTTTAGTGTTGTACTGATTTGATATTTAGGCAAGTCAACACTTTTAACTAACATATTAATTTCTTGTGTTTTTAATTGTGGAATAATTTTTACTGCTTCTGGATTTAAATTAAAACTTACGTGATATAAAAATTTATGTTTAGGCGATAATCTATGTGCGTCATCTACATACAGTCTTGCCGCGTGTGCAAAGTCACCAAGATTACCTTTTGGACTTAATGCTCCACTAACTAAATTATCTAAGAATCCATTGAGTTTATTTGCCATACTAATATTTATCCAATTAAATTAAGTGCGTATAAAATGACGAAAGGGGCCGTAGCCCCTTTCAATATTACAGGAAATATTATTAATTTAGTTCTTACGTAGAACCACCGCCTGTGATTGCAGTATTAACAGTTCTACCTACTGCTGTACCTACTCCTGTACCTTGTGGAGTCTGTATAGCATTATCGTATCTGATTGATAAAGCAACTGTAACTGGATCGTTAGTTGAATATGCTAATGTATTGTAGTTAGCACTTTCTAAGTAACAACCATATAATTCAAATGTTTCTAAAACACTTGCTACATTTACGCCGTTACCACCATCAAGTATCTCGATTCTAGTAACGAATTTGTAGTCACTTCCTGAAGCCGCACTTGACTGTTCGAAGAAGTCAAATTGTTTCTGAAGTTGCTCACCAACTAATTTTTGTACGTTGTTGGATACGTCTTCTCTTAAGTTTAATGTAATAGGTTCCCAAGTATGTTTACCTGCTAGGTATACTCTTGAGTTGTATACATCAACTGTGATTTGTTCGAAAGAAACGTTAGGTCTAGTAACGTCTACAACTTGTTTTGTCAACTCTGTTGTTGGAGTTGAAACACCAAAGTTTTCCAGCGACACTCTAAAGCGATACTGGAGTTTTGGCATCAACAGTCCTTGATTCGATGCACTTGCACTAGAATCTAAAGGTACTGTAATTTTAGATAGTGTTGAAATTGCCATTATAATATCTCCTGTTTAATGTATTTATCTACCTTATAGCCCCGCTATTTCACCTGTATTTTTAAGTCTTAGTGGAATGTAAATAAACTCTACAGCCTTCACTGGCTCAATAGCAACATCTACATACAACTCATTTCTATCAATTCTAGTTGGTGTGTTGTTTGATTCGTCACACACTACTAAGAAGTCATATAATGCTCTTTGACCTACAAGTTCTAATAGTAAGGAGTCTACTTGCGCCTTAATTTCATCTCTAGTGATTTTATCATTAGGTTCAAAAATGTAAGGTTTAGCAAGTTTGTTTAACTGTGAACGTAAGTACACAACTAGTCTTGCAACGTTGATTCTGTCTAAAGCACTAGCATTTTTGGCTCTAGTTTTTTGACCAAAGTTTACAAGTCCTGCACCACTTAAGAATGTTACAGGGTTTATAGCATTTGAGTACAATGTATCTCTTTGACCTTCGTTAAGTGCAATTGATTTAAATTCGCCTTCGCTGTCAATAAATCCTGATGCACTTGCGTTTGTAATGCCACCACGTCTTGTACCTGCTGGTGCAAACCATGGAAACGATACTTGGTCACTTAATGCAATAGTTCTAAGTATACCATGTGATGCTGGAACAACTACGTTATTTCCTGCGTTATCACTAGTGAATAAACTTGGATAAAACATTCCAACATATTCATCTCTTGTAACTGCACCATCATCGTTATCTTCAGTTGCTAGTTTAACGTTTGTTGCCCATTCATTTAATGAAGTTGCATCGCTTGTTAATCTAAATGGTGTATCACCTACAACAAATGCACTTAGGCCTCTGTCTGTGTTTAGTGTTACCATTTCACCGATTAGTTCTGGATAACCTGGACAAGCAATCAAGTTAAAGATTCTTGAGTTGTCATCTCTAATGTCTTGGTTGCTGTTAACCATTGCCTGTAATGCTTGTACAACAACTTTTCTTTGTGCTTTTCTACCAAATGAACCTGAACCGTCTGCTTGGTTGCCTGATTCAGTTACCCATCTGTGTGAGTAGTAAGCCGCCATTGATTCGTTGTTATTGAATCTTAAGTTGTTACCTGATACATCAATTGAGTTACGTACAAATTTTCTTACGTTGAATCCGCTTCTACGTAAGTTCCATAGCAACATACCTTTTGGATATAATGCTGGATCTGGAGCATCTGGGTCTAAGTAGTTAGAACTTAATAGTGCTTCAATTGTACCTGCTGTGGCACTATTTGCACCTGCTGTATTGTATCTAGCATCTGCAAACAAAATACCATCTTCAGTAGTTTGATCACCATTGTCAATTAGCACCCATTTTAAAGTTGCGCCATTGTATTTGTATATCTTAGGATAGTTTTCTAAGTCAGCAGTTGAAATCCAAAGGTCACCATTTTTAAGATCAGTTGCATCTGATTGTTTAGTAGGCTCAGTTGCACTTACAATAGGACCTGCTGGATCTGTCTTATCGCCAGCCGCCGCCGCAAAGTACGGACTTGTTGAATCTTGATATCCAACCCAAGTTGTACCATTGTGGATCATAATGTCTACTTCGTCAATAATTGAACTGTACCATAAAGTACCGTCTGTTGTCAATGAAGTTGGTGCAGTTGGTGAGTTAGTTACTGTTAAAATAACCCAGTTACTTGCAATAAAATCATGTGAGTGAGTAGATGGTGCTTCTAATAAGAACTGTGTAGCATTTGAACCAGTTGCTGTAAAGCCTGCTAGTCCTAGTACGCCACCTGTGTCAGTAATATGGAAGTCACCGCCATCATTGTGTTCAATTACAATTCTGTTACTTGAATCAACACTTGCAACAACGTTTGTAAAGCCTGCAGAGTTAATTGCACCTGCAACTAAATCAGCATCACTTGTTGCCGCTGTTGTTGTTACACTTACTGTTACATCTGAACCTAATGCACTTGAGTTTGGTGCAGTTTCGGCTATATTAAATGCGTAAGTACCCGCTGTTAATTGTGTAGTAATAATGTTTGATTTAATTGTTGTAGCACCTGTTGATCCTCTTCTGTAGATTTTAAAATCTGCAATCGGGTCAGTTGCTTCATCAACATTATATTTTACAAACACATCACCAGTTGGTAAGTTAAGTCCACCACCAGTTTTATCTAAACCGTATAGTGCTTCTTGGTTGTTTGCATAAATTGGAGCAGATTTAGTTTCCCACAATTTAGTTGTGTCATTCCAAACTTTAACCTGCCAGTTAGCACCTTTGTTTGGTTGTGTAGTTTTAATCCACATTGAACCAGTTGGTCTTGGTGCTGTATCTGTTGACTTGTAACCTGGAACTTGCGTGTGTGGAGCAATAGTTAACTTAGGTGCTTTGTAAGTACCTGCTGTTAAACCTATTTCTGATAACAATGTTGAACTGTTATCTGCTAACACAACATCTGCACCAGTTGAGTAAATTTCTAATTTACCATCAACTACTGCTGAAGTAATTCCGCTAATACCTGCAGATCCAATTGCTGTTACTACATCAGATAGTGCAACACCACCTGAAGTTACAACTGAACCATTAATGCTCATTGTAGCACCGTTAGTTATTGTAGGATTGCTTTGTGTTCCTGTTACAGTTGACCATGAACTAATCCAAGCAGTTGAACCTACTTGTACCCATGTTCCTGATTTATTTTTGTAAAACAACTTGTTAAGTGTTGTTGTAGATACAATCGCGTAATCGCCAATTCCACCAACAGAAGTCTTAGGCGCTCCGCTATCTACTTTAGTTGCATCAGTAATTACTGTAGGAATTTTGTTTGTAAACGACTGCCCACCAGTAGTAGTCGCTGACGCACCATTCCATTCAAAGATACCAAATATTGAATTTGCTGTATCAAACCAGTATGTACCGTTTGCCGGATTTGCCGCAGGGGCTGTAGAAGCCGCTGTTAACTCTGAAGTATTTAAATCCGCTCTAGTTACGAATGCTCTATTTGCCGCACCTAAATAAGAGTATGCCGCTTGTAATCCGTACTCATTTAACTCATTACCGTGTAATGGGTTATTGTTTGAATCTACATAAAAAGTTGGGTCCCCAAATAATTCAGTTAATTCTCTCTGTGAAGTAACTAGGAAAGGTTTACCAGCATTTGCTTTTGTAGTAGCACTCGCTGTTCCTGTTCCTGATCCGTTTGTTTTATCTTGTGCAGATACAACAAACAACATTGGTACTGTACCTGGTTCTGCTGGGGTATAGAACGACTCGTCTATTACAGTAACCTGTACACCTGGTGATGTTAAAGCCATTTTGTTTTCTCCTGTTGGTAATAGTTCATACTATTCTTGTTTACTATTATTTATGCCGAAAACCAAAATCATAGGGGTTAAATACCGTTAAAAAGGGAAGTAAAAGGGCAGGTAAATAGTTATATGAGACCTTTATGTGCTTGTGGGCAACGACCAGTTGCTATTAATTACTATAAGAAAGGTAAACCTTTCTATCGAAGTAAGTGTGAGTCCTGTACTAGACATGGAAGACCTCACCATGGTGTGCCTAAATGGCAACAAGCAGGATATACTATGAAAAACAACTGTGACAAGTGTGGATTTAAAAGTAGACACAAAGAACAATTCAGTGTTTACTATATTGATGGTAACCTAAACAACGTAAGGTTTAGTAACTTAAAAACAGTTTGTTCTAATTGCAGTAAGATTCTATATAAAGAAGGTGTTAAATGGAAACAAGGTGATCTTGTACCTGATCTTTAAGTCCTTGTATTGTAGTATCGTTTTCAAACACTTTAGTAAACTTTGTATGTGCCCAGGCCCATTCACTAGCATGAACATCAGTAGGCTCAACATTAAATTGTACATATTCACTAAACCAAGCAGGATCAGGACCACGTTTTACACGCCATACTTCTCCACCTATTTGATATAGCATTTTTGCTTCATTTGGAAAACGTACATCAGGAATAACCCAATTAGTTTCAGGATTGTTAATTAATTTATGTTTAACTAAACTTACCCAGATACCGTCAAAGAACCCTTCACGCATACATTCTGTACCAAATTCTTGTAGAACTAGTCTTGGTGTTATTTCACGGCCGGTTTCTGCGGTCCAAAATTGATCTACTTGTTCACGCCAAAACCTACTTTGTTCAGTTTTGCCATCTAGCATATCACGTGGCCAATCAAACATAGTAGCGACAGCATCTTTCAATTTGTCTGCAAAACTTATTTTTACAAACTTATGATTTTGTATTAAATGCTCTGCTATTGTGTCTTTACCACTGCCTATTAGACCACAGATTCCAACTATCATTTTTTAGTCCTGTATTTGTTTACAAGTTTCCTTATTTGCGTTTAATTTCTCGCCTTTTTTGTGTAACCAAATGTAAGAGTAGACAACGTTACCGTCTTCTGCTACTGTACATTTTTTACCAAATTTTACAGCCGGCGGAGCAATATGCCCTGAACAGCCTGCAAGAAAAAGCAAAATTAATATTGTACTGAAGATTTTCATCAGATTTCCTTCTGTTCGTATTATTATACTAATATATGTTTAGCAAAAAGTCAAGAAGTTTTTAGCCAATTGTGAAACCATACCCAACACCGCCTGGTATTTGAGTTTTAACTTCTTCTTCCAATTTCTCTATATCAGCAAGGCCTTCAGCCTTTAGATTATCACCGTTAAGTGTAGAACCACCTTGTGGACCGGCAATAGTAGCAAATTTACTTCTTGCTTCACCAAGCATAATCTTACAACGTGCGAGTGTGTAATCTTTAATCCACTGAACTGCTAGATAGTCTTTTAATAATTCACTATCTGGTCTGTAATTGTAACAATACAATAATAGTTCTTCTTCTGCTCTTGGTCTTTGTAGAAGTAATAATTCTTTTGTAGTAGTATTCCATTTGAATTCAATAAATGAACCAAACATTCTGCCTACTAATTCTTGGTACTGACTAAACAATTCATAAGTTGCTAATCCGCCCATGTTTGAACTTGCTAAAAGATAGGTGTTTGTGTACGCCAAGTTGAATGGTTCAAATAGTGTACCACCATCTCCTCCGCCTGTTCTTGAACCAATTGATCTACGAAACAATTTTCTCACTTCAATAACTTCATTTGGTAGTATATATTTGTTTTGGTCAATTACAGTTGGAAGGAACATATACGACTCTTCTACTGAATTGTCCGATCTTTGTCTGAATCTTGTAAGTGCCGTTTTAAGAGCAGTTTCATAATGTACGGGATCTAACTCCACATCTACCATTCCACCACCTAAACTGGCGTTTACATAATCATATACTTCTTGCTTTTGTTGTGTCAATGTTGTCATATCTTCTCGGCTCCATATGTATTTATACGTTCGATAAATACTAATGTTATGCCAAGACTCAGTTTATACAAACCCGAAAAGGGCAATGATTACGATTTTTTAGATAAAACCATAGCAGAGATGTTCACTGTTGGTGGTACTGACGTATTCGTACACAAATATTTAGGTCCTCAAAATCCTGATGAATCTGAAGCAACTCCTAGCCAGCCTAGATATGATGCTGTAAAAGAAACTAATATTCAGGATATGCTTTTCTTGGAAAATAGGGACAGAAAATACGATCCAAACATTTATGTTTTACGTGGTATCTATAATGTGCAAGATGTAGACTTTGACATGAGTCAATTTGGATTATTTTTACAAAATGATACATTGTTTATGACTATACCTATAAATTATAGTGTAAAAACTTTAGGTAGAAAAGTAATGGCTGGTGATGTTTTTGAATTACCACACTTAAAAGATGAACACGCACTAAATGATTACCAAGTTGCATTAAAACGTTTTTATGTTGTAGAAGATGTAAACAGAGCGGCAGAAGGATTTTCACAAAGTTGGTATCCACACTTATATAGAGTAAAACTTAAACAAATAGTAGACTCACAAGAATTTAAAGAAATACTTGACTTACCTGCAGAAGAAGGTAGTACAAATACACTACGTGATGTGCTTTCAACATATGAAAAAGAAATGCAAATCAACAATGCTGTATTGGCACAGGCAGAAGCAGATTCGGCCAAGTCAGGTTATGAAACTTCACACTTGTATACTTTACAAGTTGACAAAACAGGTAAACCAGAACTTGTTACTGCTGATGAAACAGATATAGATGCAAGTGTTAATAGCGGTCAATTAGATGCAAGTAGAGTTAATCAAACTCCAGAACGTGATGGTTATCAAGGTTACTTGCTAGGAGATGGTATTGCACCTAATGGAGAAGTATTTGGTCATGGTATTACTTTCCCAACTGCATCTATTAAAGGTGATTACTTCCTAAGAACAGATTTTATGCCTAATAGATTGTTTAGATTTGACGGACAACGTTGGGTTAAATATGAAGATTCAGTACGTGTTAATATTTCAAATACTGATACTAAGAATACACAAAAAGGAACATTTATTAACAACACTAAAACAGATAGTATAGGTGGCGAAACTGTACAAGAACGTCAACCTTTAAGTAAAGCACTAAAGCCTAGGGCGGACAACTAATGCAACATTTTTACGATGGACAAATAAGAAGATATATTACTCAAATGATTCGTCTAATGAGTAATTTTTCTTATGCTGATGGTAAAGGCGTACTAAGACAAATACCTGTTATGTATGGAGACATTACAAGACAAGTTGGTCATATCATAAGAGATAATAGTGAAAACAAAATTCCATCTGCTCCACGTATGAGTGTTTACGTTACTGGTTTAGAAATGGATCGTACAAGAACTGCTGATGCAACATACACAGGCAAAATTCATCTAAGAGAACGTGAACACAATTCTACAGATGGGTATCTTAATACAGAAGGTAAAAACTATACTGTAGAAAGATTAATGCCTACACCTTATATCATGAAAATGAATGCTGATATTTGGTCAACTAACACAGAACAAAAATTACAAATTATGGAACAGATACTAATGCTGTTTAATCCTAGTTTAGAAATACAAACAACAGACAACTATGTGGACTGGACAAGTTTAAGTGTAGTTGATTTAGAAGGTATTACCTTTAGTACAAGAAGTATACCAATGGGAACTGAATCAGAAATAGATGTTGCACAACTTCAATTTAGCACACCTATTTACATTTCACCTCCAGCAAAAGTTAAAAAGTTAGGTGTTATAACAAATGTTGTAATGAGTATTTTTGATGAATCTAGAGGAACAATAGACCTAGGTGATAGTATGCCAGAATTAAAACAATATAATGATTCATATACAGAAGGCACTAAAGGTGGTGACACATCTACTGCTGGTAAAGATGGTATGGGTATTACAACTAGAGCAGATGCAGGAAGTGTACAAAGTGTAACTTATCAAAACTATGATGCTATTGTAATGAACAATATTGTACAGTTAGGTAAGAACGGTATTGCAGGAGAAACTCCTTGGACACTTGTATTAGATTCACACCCAGGTACTTATAGAGCAGGTTTAAGTAAAATTTATCTAGATAGAATTGATCAAGGTTCACCAGTAGTTGGTACTTTTGCATTAAACACTTTAGATGAAACACAAATCATTGTTAATTGGGATATGGATACAGTTCCAAGCAATACTATTTTAATTGGTCCTGGTGGTCCTAAAGGAACTATTAACGCAATTATTGATCCACAAAAAACTAATCCTACAAGTATTAAAGTTGCAGGTAATAGAATATTATTATTAAATGCAATTAATGATAGTGAAAATGTAGGACAAACAGTTGGTGAAACACCATATACATATCAATATGATGGTCCTGATGCTTGGAAAAATGCTGATGGTACAGACTTTGTAGCAGATGAAAATGATATTATTGAATGGGACGGCACAAAATGGAATATGGTTTTTGATGCAAGTACAGATGACGGATCAACTATCACATACACGACTAACCTTAACACAGGTGTTCAATATAAATGGAATGGTATAGATTGGACACTATCCTTTGAAGGCGAATATCGAAACGGCACTTGGCGACTAGGCCTCTAAAATAAGTACTAATATGAATAGTATTATTTGTAGCGGTGCTCTCTTCTATACACTTGATACCCAACGTTTCTTGTTTTTACACAGAACACAAACAAAACAAAATAATGTTTGGGGATTAGTTGGCGGAAGAAATGAAAGTGAAGAAATTCCTTATAAAGCACTACTGAGAGAAATAGAAGAAGAAATTGGTTCTGTACCAAATATTGTAAAAAGTATTCCTTTAGAAACTTTTGTAAGTAATGATGAAAAGTTTAGTTTTCATACATATCTTTGTGTTGTAAAAAATGAATTTATTCCTAAATTAAATTTTGAACACAACGGTTATGCGTGGGTAAGTTTTAATAATTGGCCTAAACCATTGCACCAAGGTTTAAGAAATACTTTACAAAACAAACAAAATTTAACAAAACTACAAACAGTATTTCAACTAGTATCATTAATGGAGAAGTAATGAGTATTATCGTTTACGGTGATGTAATGCTTGACGAATGGCGTATAGGAAAAGTAGACCGTATTAGTCCAGAAGCACCAGTACCAGTTTTAGTAGAAACAAATTACAAACGTAATGTTGGTGGTGCAGGAAATTTAGCACTCAACATAGCAAGTATTAATGGTGAAGTAGATTTGTATGGACCTATTGGAAGAGACAAGCAAGGGTCTACAATACTAGAGTTACTGATGAACACAGATGTAAATTCATATCTTGCAAAATGTATGGATACAACTACAAGTAAAGTTAGGATTGTAAGCACAGAAGGACAACAAATTTGCAGATTTGATACTGATGCAATATGTGAATGTAATGACTCATTAGAAAGATTTTACAGTAATATTAAAAAAGACGATTTAGTTGTAATTAGTGATTATAATAAAGGAGCAGTAAGAGAAAATACAATAGCACTAGCATTAAACACAGGTGCAAAAGTTTTAGTTGATCCAAAACAATCACCTGGTTATTACGCAGGAGCATTTTTAGTTAAACCAAATATGAAAGAATATGAACAATGGTTTGGCAAATTTGATTATGAAACTGCTAGAGAAAATTTAAGAAAATATAGATGGGATTGGTTAGTAGTTACTGCTGGTGTAGAAGGCATTCACGTAATTAATGCAGAACAAAATTGGCATATACAAGAAGAAGTTCAAGAAGTTGCTGATGTTTCAGGAGCAGGAGATACTGTTATGGCCATTATTGCACATGGTATAAATCAAGGTAAATCAGTACCTGACTCATGTGCTCTTGCTTGTTATGGTGCATCTAGAGTTGTAGAAAAAAGAGGTGTAACAGTTGTAACCAAAGATGATTTGAATCGTGGTGTTGTATGGACTAATGGAGTGTTTGATATACTGCATACTGGCCATTTAAAACTACTTAGACACGCCGCTACGCTTGGTAAACGCCTAATTGTGGGTATTAACAGCGATGCTTCAGTAAAACGTTTAAAAGGCGATTTAAGACCCATTAACGATGAATTCAAACGCAAAGAACAACTAGAACAATTAGGATTTATTGACGAAGTTGTTATATTTGATAATGATACACCAATAGATGAAATACTCAATATTAAACCAGATATCATTGTAAAGGGTGGTGATTATACTGTTGAAACAGTAGTTGGTCATGAAATTGCAAGAGTAGAAATCTTTCCGATAGTAGAAGGATATAGCACAACAGAAACAATAGAAAAGTTAAATGAAAAAATATAAAATTGGATTAATTCAAGCAGTGATAGTTTTAGTACCAACATACTTTGTTGCATATATGACAGATAAAATGGTGTATACTATTCCTATGTTAGCGGCCGCTAGTTTTGTTGCGGCTTCATTCAGCAAAGATACAACCACAAAACGCATTGATGATATTTCTAAAGAAGGCAAAGATTAATGAAAATATTAATTACAGGACATGAAGGTTTTATAGGAAAACACTTAGGTGGTTATCTAGTAAGTAAAGGCCACAAAGTTGAAGGTTTTGAATATGTTCCAAATGTTTTGCCTGACCCATCACCATATGATAGGGTAATTCATTTAGGTGCTATTAGCAGTACAACAGAAAGAGATACAGAAAAGTTAATGTTGCAAAACTATGAATTTAGTATGCGTCTTTTACAAACCTGTGATAAATTTGGAACATCAATGATATATGCCTCAAGTGCAAGTGTATATGGACTCAATAAAGAATTTATTGAAAACAGTCCTAAAAATCCTACAAACGGATATGCATGGACAAAATATTTATTTGATAGATCAGTAATGGAAATTCCAGAATATACTTGTAATATTCAAGGTATGCGTTTGTTTAATGTGTATGGTCCAGGCGAAGAACACAAAGGTGAACAACAAAGTGTGTTTGGTAAGTTTGAAAAACAAGCAAAAGAAAATGGTGTAATTAAAGTATTTGAAGGTAGTGATAAAATTTATAGAGACTTTATTTGGGTTGGTGATGTATGTCAAATAATTGAAAAATTTATTGATGTAGATTGTACAGATATTTGGAATATAGGTACAGGCAAAGCAAGATCATTTATGGATATTGCTAAATTATATGCTGAAAAACACAATGCCAAAATAGAAGAAATACCAATGCCAAAAGAATTAATTGGTCAATATCAATACTATACTGAAGCAAACACAGATAAACTAATTAATACTATAGGCGACTATAAGTTTAAGACTATCGAGGAGTATATTAATGCCTGCTAGACATAGTGGAAAAGTAGACAAAGGTTGGGGATATGAATTAATATGGGCAACTAATGAACTTTACTGTGGAAAAATTATGGTTTTTTCCAAAAAAGGTAATAAGTTCAGTATGCATTTTCACAGAGAAAAAACAGAAAGTTGGTTTGTTAATCAAGGAAAATTTATTGTACGTTGGATTGATACACAAACTGCAACACTTTATCAAAAAGAATTAGTGCCTGGAGATACTTGGCACAACCCACCACTACAACCACATCAATTAGAAGCACTAGAAGATGGCAGTTCAATAAGTGAAGTTAGTACTGCGGATTCTATTGAGGACAATTACAGAGTAATGCCTGGTGATAGTCAACCTTTACAAAATAATGAAGAAACTACGCCTGCGCCTCAGACCAACGAAGAATAATATTCGCTGTTGTACTTACACCGCCTGATTTATAAACGTTAATTGCAAGAACGTCTGGACCGTTCGGGAATGTACCTCTACCACCTAGTGTAGTATTTGTTAACTCTTTCAAGGTACTTAAATCTAACATCGATACTTCACCCGGTTGTGCAATAAATGAAAATACTGTTTCACCTGGTTGTGCATACGGTGGTTGACCAAATAGTAAGCCAACTGTATCACCTGGACTTATTTGTGCAGTCGAACTCTGTGTAAATGAAACTTCGTAGTATTCTGTACCACCAAATGATTTAAGTTGTACACCACCAACATAAGTACCAGCCGGGAATTTAGCATCTTGAACCTCTTGACCTGCAATAGCACCTGAGGCATCCCAACTTGCTTTAGTAATGTTTAACACTGATGCATTAGTTACTGCTCCACCAATTGAGAATGTGTAGTTTTGACCAGCAGTTATACCTGTGTTATTTCTGTTGTTTGTTCTAAATCTAATTCTACTGTACCAATATTCATCTCTAACTTCTGTAATGATTGTACCACTTGGAAACTGTCCAGTTACTGAAGTACCAACTCCAACTGTATTGTTCAATGCATTCCAGTTTGACGAACTTACATAATGATATGTTGTATTGTTTCTATTATATAGTGACGCCGCTGTATCTGTAAGTGCCGCTTGTACTGTTACGTTAGTAACTGTCTGAGTTGCACCAGTTGTCCAAGTAACACCACCACCCGGGGCAATCTGTGCAAAACTTGGTTGGCCACCTTGTGCAGAACCTGTTAGTCCTGTCCAACCAACTGATCCAGGATCAACTGGATAGTTTTGTGGATTTAGAATACCTTCAACAACAATTCCGCCTTTGATTGTGTTATTACTATTATCCTCACCGTCTGATGTAATCTCAATACCTTCAAGTAATAATTGTGCTCTGTTAAGTAGTTCTCTTTCACCTAAGTCACCTGTAATAGCATTTGATACACTAGGTGCTAGTCTTAACATAAACACCGTGTTTCTTGTACCACTAATTTCGTTACCAGTTGAAGTATATGAGAAGATATAACCTCTATCACTATCAAATCCGCCGTCTGTTTGGAACGCTGATCCCCAGTGTGAAATAATTGGACTAATAGTATTACTAATTAAAATTACACCTGTACGTTGTGTATGTGCCGCGGCCGTTCCTGCTGTATAAGTTCTATTCGCACCAGCGGCATAGTTACTCATTGGTGCTGATCTAGTACAACCTGTTAATGTATCTCCGTTAACACCTGTATAAGAAATCATTTCGTTGTCAACGTATACTGTTCCTCCGTTTGGTGGGAAGAATGAAGCATCAAACAATGGTACAGTAGTTTGTGAATCATCCATGTCTGCCGCTAAACTATCGTTTGGACCATAGTTACTTACTTCATAACGAACAGGCATATTTCCTGTACGCATAAATGCTTCTGTGTTTACGTTTGAATTTCTCATTCTATGATAGAAAATAAAGTTACCATCATCACCTCTTAACATCCAATCAATAAATCCAGCACCGTACCAACTGTACTGAATTCCAATCATCTGCATCTTGGAGATGTCCATGATATAACCTGACGAACCAAAGCCGTCTAGTGTATCTTTGTTAAAGTCTGCTTGTTTAGTTTTCTTATCAGCAACTAAACAAATCTTACAACCTGTTACATTACTTACACCTCTAAAGTCAGGTGTAACATACATCGTAGTATTGTTTTCAACAAGTGATACAACGTGTGTCATTCCTTTAATAACAACAACATCACCTGCTTTTAATTGATCTCTAAATCTTGTTCCTGTACCACTACATAAGTTACTGTCTACATTAATGTTAATAGTACCTGCTAATTGTAGTGTTGCTGTTCTTTGTACTGAGTTAAAGTTTGTACCATCGTATTCTTGGAAGATACCATTCTGATCATCAAAAGTTCCTGAACGTACAGTTGCACCGTGCCAATTTAACAATGAAACCTGTGCTCTTGGACTTAATACTGGAGTCGTTGATCCTAGTCCTGTTGTTGCAATAACTCTAAATGTACGTTCACTTACAATACTTGCTACTGAATATTCTCCATTATAACCTGGAGTTTCAATACCAATTAATTTAATATATCCACCTACTTGTAATCCATGATCTACATCGTCTGTGGTTACGTTAATAAATGATCCCGTTGTTACGTCATCTGCTGTAACTTCTAATAAATCATAACTTGGAGCAAACAAGGCACCAGTTGTATACATGATACCTTTACCTGACTGGTATCTAATATATTTTTTACTCTGTCTAATTGCTTGAGCACCGTGTTGTGGTCCACCTGTTCCTAATTGAACACCACCATCATATGGTCTGTGAATAAAGAATGCATCTGGTCTTGGATAAATTGTTGCTGTAATATCATTAGTATCAGTAATGGCACCTGGTGCTCTACACTGATATCTTAAACTTGTACTGGTTGGTACCTGTGTTGCAAAGAATGGTCCTTCTAACAATGTGTGATTGTTTACACCATCATCACTACCAACTGTAATTATAAATGAATCCCCTGGTACTAGTCCGTGTGCAGAAGTAAATGATACGTCAACTGTTGCCAATGCCGCGAACGCCAATGTAGTATTAGTTGTAATGTTTCCTGTAAGTATCTCTGAAATTGTTACAGTACTAAATGTTTGTACAACATCTCCGTTTACTGCTGTACCTGACATACTTGCACTAGTAATACTACCATCAGTTGAGACTGCTGTAATAGTTATGATTGCATCGTTAATTGGTGTAGTACCACCTAAGTCTGTACCAAGGACTTTAATTTTATTTCCTGCAACATAGTTTTCACCGTCAACAACAATAGTTGGTGTTGCATATACACCACTTTGTCTAAGAATATTAAATGTTGCACTTGTACCAAAGTTTTGTAAAGCATTCGCGGCCAAGTTAGTATAACTTCCTGAGCCTGAAGGTCCAGTACCTGCTATTGTAATTCCTGTGATTCCACCTGTACCATCTACAGTTGAGATAGTAATTGTTAAATCGTTTGTAGGACTTACACCACTTAATGTTGTACCTAAGAATTTAATACTTTGATTAGCAAAATAATCTTGTCCCGGAGCATTAATACTTGCACTATAAGTACCGTTTGTAATTGTAATATCAAACGTTGCTAAACTACCAGCCATTGCAATTATTTGTCCGCTTGACTGACTTATATTTGTAATTGTTTTTGTATTAGCCGCAGTACCGCCAATAGTTGCAGTTAAAATTTCTCCTGATGCTCCAATAGTTTGTACAGTTATTGTTGCATCATTGGCTGGAGTCGCACCACCTAAGACATCTCCTGCCACTGTAAATGATTCTGTTGCAAGATAACCTGTACCAGCCGCTGTAATTTGTACACTATAACTTGTACCAGTTCTAGTTACACTAAATCCTGCTGTTGATCCACCTGCACCGTTATATGTGTAAGCAACATCTGTATAAGTTTCAGATGCATCTGGACCTGTACCTGTAATTGCGTAAGTGTTTATTTCTCCAGAGTTGACTGATTGTATTTCAATAATTGCATCGTTGGTTACATCTGTACCTAATAAAGTACTACCTAAAATTTTCAATCTATCACCAGCCGCATAATTGTTTGTCACTGGCGCCGCCGTACCTGCCGCAGTTGCTCCTGTAATTGAACCTGCTGTATCTACAGTTGTTACTGTCACTGTTAAATCGTTTGCAGGTGTTACTCCACCTAAGTCTGAACCTGGAATAACTATTGTATTATTTACAGCATAATTAGATCCTGGTGAGTTACCAACTGCTATTGAATATGTTCCATTAAAGTTTTGAGTTACATCAAATGTTGCCGCATCACCAACAACATTTACACCACTTGTTATATTAGTATAACTTGCTGAGTTTACTGCCGTACCTGAAATAGTTGCCGAAAGAGCAACTCCTGAACCGTCAACGGAATCAATAGTAACTGTGGCATTGTTTGCAGGATCAGTACCACCTAAGTCTGAACCTGAAATTGTAAGTGTATCATTTTGTGAATAACCTGATCCACCATCAACAATACTTACACTATAAGTTGAACCTGTAAACTGAACATTAATTTCTGCACCAGTACCAATTGAACTTGTTGAATAGTTTGGATCAGCAAAGTTTGCCGTTGCATCTGGTCCAGTTCCTGCAGAACTAAAACTTGTAATATCACCACTAATGCCAACACCTGTTACTGTGATATCTAGATCATTTGTACCATCTGCACCACCAAAGAATGCTCCACTAATTCTTATTACATCTCCAATAACATAACCTGTACTTGCACTTCCTGTTGCTTGTTGTACAGTATAATTATTTGTAGAAAGAACTACGTCCCAAGTTGCACCACTTCCTGCTCCACCTTGTGTTACACCTGTTCCAACGTTTGCATAAAATCCTGGTTTTAAAGTTGCACTATAAACATTGGCGTTATAAGAAACATCAAAAATTGCTCCTGCACCTTGTCCGTTTAAATTAGTTCCTGACTGATTAGTAAACGATGCGTTACCGTCAAATGCTGTACCTGTTGAATTAAATGTGCTAATATCACCTGCTGATAAAACGCCAGTTACTTCAATACGTACATCGTTAACACCAGCAACACCGCCAACCATATCACCTTGGATTGTAAGTACATCACCTACTTCAAAATCTTGTCCTGCTGTATTAAGAGTCACAGTATATACACCACCTGCTCTTGATACATCAAAAGTTGCACCAAAGCCTGATGATTGATAATTAGATCCAGAAATATTTGTATATGTTGTATTGTTTCCTGTTAATGCTGTTGCAGTATTACCGTCGAAATTAATTGTTTGTCCAACAACAGTTGAAACGTGTATAGCAGTACCATCACCTCTGTCAATAGCCTGACCTGGTAAAATACCTGTAGCATCTGCAACCGTTAATGCATTAACTCCACTTGCATAATCACCTACTGTTGTTAACGTGCTAATTACACCACCTGAACCTTGTGTACTTGTAACCTGAGCACCACTTGGTACACCTGTTATTTGCGTAATACTAGCAACTAAGAATGTTAAGTCTGCGGCACCACCGCCACCTAGTTGTGCATCTGTAACTGTGATAGTATCACCAACTTGGTTACGTCTACCACCTGTAACAACTGTATGAGCCGTTACTGCACCTGATCCATCAATGGTTATATTGTAAGTACCAGCAATTAAATCTTGTGCTACACTACTTGATGTACCTGTAACATTATTATATGTACCTGCTGTTCTACTTGGATCAGCGGCACTAAATGTATTAATAGTAACAATTTGTCCTATTTCAGTAATAACCGGAGCACCTGTTTCTGGTTGTGTTCCGTTAAATGTAATTTTGTCTGATCCTATTGGTGCTGTTAATGGGTTATAAAATACACCTGCTGAACCTTGTGATGCAATAGTAAATGTTGGAGCACCAATCGCCGCACCTGTGTAAAATCCTGCTTCTCTTAATTGTGTATAAAATGTTGATAGCACTTGTCCATTTGCTGTACCAACTTTTGATTTAGCAAAATACGTAAATGTATTATTTGTTGGCACAGTAGAAACAATGAACGAACCTTCTGCTCTACTTGCCCCTTGAATACTGTTTTCAAGTGCTTTAATTGTAATTGGAGTACCTGAATCAATTCCATGAGCACCTATAGTTGTTACAGTAATTAAACTTTGACCAATACCACCTGTACCTTGCGATGCATCAGTAACAACTGATTGTACTTCTTTATCAGTACCTGGTACTTCATATATACTTGGATAACCTCTTTGCATAGCAATCGCTTGCCACTTCGTAGGCTGTAACCCATACTCAAAGTCAGCATCAAGCATGGAGATTGAATTAGAAACTCTTTGACGTTCAATAGCATCAGTACCAAAATCATATGGTCTAGTTCTTAATTCTCCTTGGTCAATAAAAATTTGTATATCATCATTTAATGAATAAATTGGCGTTTTTTCTTCTACAGGTAAAACACCTAATCCGTTTGTTATAACATTTGTAAGAATGTGATATGAATCTGTTATTCTTGTACTTACACCTTCTTCAGCAAGAGTTAGAATTGTATTTTGTGCTACTGCACCAACACCAGACTGTTCTGTTGTATAAGTTGTATTCTTAAGTACATAATTGTTAATTAAATCTCTTACAAAGTTTCTTACTGCTACTTCAGGAGTTCTTGTTCCTGTAATTTGTGGCATTGTTTGAATCCAAAATGAACTTGCATTGTTTCTTGTTTTTTCATTACCGCCATATTTGATATCATGAACTATGCCATCAATTTCATTCTGCATTGTTGATTCAAAAAGTACTGTATTAAAAGTATAACCATCCCAAGTTGAACCAGACTCTGCTGATGCAATTTGACTGTTTTGCCAAGCCGTTGCTTCTTTGCTAATAAAGTTTTTATTTGCATTAATTACTGCAACTGCATTAGGTGAATACTCTCTGTTGTCTGTATCTTTATTTAGAAATATAGTTGAAATTGTTCCTGTTCTTTCTAAGAACGCTGGAAAATCATCTTCTCTACCTTTTGTTAAAAGTTCTGCATCATCAACTTGGAAAGTTACAGACGCACCTAATTCAGGATCACTAAAGTTAAATAAAACTTCGTTGTTAGTTGTGTCTGTAATTAAAAGTAAATCATTTGACGGAACCCTTGTTTGGATTCTTACCTGTGAAATTTTTGCTCTGTCCAATGCAGGAACATTATCTAAACCATTTAAAATTACGTCTGTTAAAATTGCAACAGAATCAAGTATTCTAGTTTCAGTACCTTGTTCATACTGTTTTGCTTGGTTTGTATATTGTGAATAAACAACAGGACTTTGTTTCGTTGTATATGCACTTTGTGGTAAAATATAATTATTGATCATTGTAGCAACAAAGTTTTTTGCCGCTATCTCTGTAGTTCTATCTCCATCAATCTGTGGAGTACTGTTAATCCAATACTTACTTGCAAGATATCTTGTTTGACTATTACCACCATAACGTAAATCATACAACATACCTCCGTTACCATCTACACCTTGTAAATTATAACGTGTATCTCTTTTACATTTTTCTTGAGAGTCATTTATGTAACCTGTCCAGTTACTAATTATTCCGTCTGTGCTACCTGATATAAATGAGTAAGTACCACTACCACCCATTATTTTAAAACTAATAGTTGTTGTAGTAGTTGCTGTTATTTCAGTAACGTTATTGTGATAACCAGTCGGTAATGGTGGATTCATTGTAATAGCATTTGCATCTGCAAATCTAATCCAATCATGTGGTTCAAAAGTATGAGAACCTATTGTTGCAATTACTGTTCCATCTGCAGAATTGTAAGTTGCATCTGTAACTGTATAAGAAGCCGCTTGAGTAATTTTAAAATTAATCCAAGCATTTACTTCTTCTGCAATGAAGTTCACATTCTGCTGAATCAAATGGTATGAATCAGGAAAACGGTTGCCACTTAAAGGAATACCGTTTTGAAATATATAACTATCAATCTTTTGTTTAGCCATTTATAATTTAAACTCCAAATGCAACTGCCATAGCAACTGACCTGCTATCCGTATATTTTTTGTTTGTAATAGATGTTTTCTTGCTAGGTGTAGCAATAATAGATCCTGTAGAAAAAGTCGCATCTGCAGGATTTGTATTACCTATTACTGTACTATTTATAGTTCCTCCGGTCGATACCAAATTATCTGTGGTTACTGAACCTGGAGTAATTGTACCTATATCCATGTTATCTATGGTACCTGTATGCTGTGGTCTTACAATAACTACTGCACCTGATCCTGTTGGTGCTAGTACAACTAATCCATCTGTAGGATTAAGTAGTACATCTCCACCTGCTTCAAATCTATTTGATACGATACTAACATTACTGATCATACCGCCACCCTCTGGCTGTATGTTTACACGACTGTCTAGTCCTGTTGGACTTAGAGTAATTACAGCATCTTCACCAATTGCTGTAACATTACCTGTGCTTGTAATTCTACTAAATGTACCTATACCTGTAACAGTTGGATCAATAATGTTAAGTGTACAAATAGGATCAGTATCTGAATCACCAAATGCCATAGTTGCTGGAGCATTATCTGGTATAGTCCAAGTTACTTTTCCTTCAAATTGTCCTTGTGCTTCGTTGCCAGTTTTTTCTGTTAAACCGTCTTTTGATACGTGCTTTAATCCTTGATCATAAAGTGTATAAGTACCGCCTGCAAGTTCAAATAAGTTGAATGAATAATCACCAAGTGTTTGTCCTGCTTGGTTAGTAACTCTTAAAAATAAATTGAAAACGTAACTGCTACCTCTAGTTAAAGTAAGTGTAGGATTGCTCTGTAATTCTGTAGTAGAACCTGCTTGATATATGCCGTCTACAGTAAAGGCATTTCCTGCCTGACGTAATAGATAATCACCGCTTACATCAACAGTTTCTTCTACAACTGTGTATGTAACACTTTTTAAAGTAACATTACCTTGATCATCAACAGAAAATCCAGGTGATTTAAATCCGTGTTGTGCTTCAAAGGGTGACTTTACGACTGGCATATTTGTTCTCCAATAGTATTTATCTGCATTTAAGTCACCACTATAAGACCGTGCATAGCACCGTGGAATTGACAATTATAGTGATAAGTTCCTGCGGCAATACCTGTGGTATCCCAAACCACAGCACCGCTTGAAGAACCTTGACCAGTTGCACCTGTTACTTGATTTCCTGTACCAGTTGAATTTGTTGTTTTAATATACAATGGATGACCTGGTGCACTTACGTTTAATGTAAGTGTATCACCACTAGCAATCGTAATAGTTGGGTTACTACCTGTAACTTGTCCGTTAGCATCAGTACCAACTATTGTGTATGCACTTGAATAAGTGTTACTTACAGTTAAAGTATATCCTGCACCTGGTGTAGTACTTGTATCTGCAATAGCAACAGTAGTTTGTGCTTCGCCGTTGTCTAGTGCAAACGTCATTGTTTCAGTGCCTTCAGTTGTAGCATCTGCTGTGACTGTGTAATTTACAGCATCAACAGATCCAGTTACAAAGTTTCCTGTTAAACTTGCTCCGCCTATGTCTGCACTTGCTATTCCTGTAATAGTATAAGGTACAGTAGTACCTGCATCAACATTAGAAGTTACAAGAGTAATTGTAATTGTACCGCCTTCATTAACTTGACTTGCATTTCTATTCAATGTATAACTTGGTAAGTTAGGTGCAGTACTTGAATCTGTAATTGCCACAGCGGCAGTTACTTCTGAATTCTGTGATAAACTGATTTGGAAAGTTTCTGTGCCTTCTGTCAGTTGATCTTCTGTTAGTGTTACATTTAAACTTTCAGTTACGCCTACTTCAAAGTTTCCTGTAAGTGCAATATTACCTATGTCTTCACTGTTAACACCTGTAATTTCATATGGAACTAGTGTACCACTATCAATATTTGTAGTAGTTAGAGTAATTGTAAATGAATCTCCCTCACTAGCAGTAGTTTTGTCTGTAGATAGTGCGTAAGTTTGTGCAGGAGTAGTTGAACTATCTTGAATCTGTATCGTACAAGTTGCTTCACCATTGTCTAGCATCATTGTAAGAGTTTCTGCACCTTCTGTGGTTTGGTCTGCTGTAATAGGAAAACTAATTGCATCAGTTGTACCAACAATAAAGTTTCCTGTAAGGTTTGCACCTCCTATATCTGCACTTTGTACTCCACTGATTGTATATCCTAGTACAGTTCCTGCAAGTACATTAGTTGTAATAAGTGTAATTGATACAGTTTGACCTGCTTCAGCAGTTGAAGTAGTACTTGGATTTAATGAATAAGTTGATGTATAAGCACTTGAACTTGAACCTGCAATAATTGGCACAGGCTCATTTAATGTTGCATAATAGTTTGCAGAATAAATGATCTTTGCCCCTTCAATTGCAGTTGAATCATCTTGTACTCTTGGGTAGGCCATAAGTTTAAAGTAAGCATCTGTTACTTCAACTTCTAGTTGAATTAAATCATTTCCTAGATTACTACGACCATATATAACAATATTTGCTGTGCTTGTACTTGCTGTACATAGGCATTTTAGTATTTCTTTACGTTCTGAATTAACGTCACAAGCAATGGTATATTCCACACCGAAATAAGAACCAACATACCAACGATCTAGTTCAGTTCCTTGCTCTACAAGTGTAGCAGTAGGCCCTGCATAACTAAGGTTAGTACCGTTCCTGAATTCTATTGTGTTGTTTTGTCCACGTCTAAAATACTTGGTAATATCAAACATTATCTACCTCTTTAGTATATTTATCGATAGTCAACTGCTTACCGATTTTTGCGTTGCACCGCTTTTTACCGCTTCGCGGCTATAAAAAACCGTTTTTACCGCTCCGCGGTTTTTCTAGTAACCGCCAAGTACCACATATCTAAAGGGTATTGTTTACTCTTAAAATGATCAATAATCTGTAGATCTGCGTCATCTATCATATGCTTAAATGTAGTTGGACTAGATCCCCATACATTTTCTGCTAGAATAATTGTACCATCATTTGTAAGATAATTTCCTACATTTTCAAAGAAACTTTTGTGTATAGACCAGTCTAAATCCTTATATTTCCTTGGCTCACTGTAATGTTCTACATATGGATCATGATTAAAATGTGGCGGATTACCAACAATTAGATCAAATTTTTCTTCTTTTAATGAACTAAAAGTAGATGTGTTAACAAACTTTGCTTTTGTTTCTACTTTGTTTTCTCTAATTGTTTTATTAATTACATAAGAATTTTTAAGTTCAATATCACTTAAAGTTAATTTGTCTGTCATTTGGGAAAATAACAAGCCAAATCCCCAGTATCCTGGGCCACTGAACATTTCTAAAGTATTGTTGAAGTGTTTATTATTTGTTATGTATGCAGTTGCGTCGAGAAAATCATCGACCATTGTGTTACCACAACCATCTAATTCGTCAGTCCAATATATAGTACTATCAAAGTACTGTACCTCTTTGAGTCCATCCATTAGTTTTTAAGAGTAACAAGTTTACCATATTCTGCTAGATAACAATATTCTATATCGCTATGTTTAAGTGTACGAACAGCATCATCAACAGTTTCAACTAATGGTTCACCTCCTAAATTAAAACTAGTATTAAAGATGATTGGCAATCCTGTTTCTTTCTTCCATGCTTTTATTAGATTATAATAATTTTTATTTTGTTTTTCACTTACAGTTTGTATTCTACAAGTTCCATCTACGTGTATGATGCTAGGAATTTTTTCTTCAATACCTGGTTGACAATTTACAGCATACATCATAGTAGGACTATTATCCATACCACGTAAATCAAACCAATCATGTGCATCTTCTTCAAGTATACTACCTGCAAATGGTCTAAAATATTCTCTACGTTTTACTTTGTTTACGTGATCTTTACCATCAGGATCACTTGGATCATACATAATAGTTCTGTTACCCAATGCACGTGGACCATTCTCTGAACGTCCTTGCCATATAGTAACAATGTTTCTATCTTTTAAAAGTTTTACAACATCTTCATTGGTTGCATCTTCAATTGTAGCACCATATTTTTCTACAACTGCATCAAGTTCATTCAATGAATGACAGTAAGCAGGCCCTTCATAAAGTGTATCTACTTGTGGATTAACTTTATTACTCTTTGTTAAACGTCTGTGCATTAACATTGCCGCACCCATTGCCGTACCTGCATCATTACTTACTGGTTCAACATATATTTCAATGCCTTCATCTTTTAATGCACCTAAGTAATGATAGTTTGCAACACAATTTAATCCATAACCTCCACTAATTACAACTTTATTTTTGCCAGACATTTCAACTGCTTTGCGTATTAATTTTGTAACTTGTTCTTGTGATTCTGTTTGTACAGCATACGCAAGGTCTCTTCTGTTTTGTAAAGTTGTTACATCATCTGCTTCGTGCTTCTGCAAGTAATCAAACAGATTATAGTTTACATGAGCACCATTTGGATATGTTGGTACAATTAGTTCTCTATCAGATAAGGGGTGTAAAGTATCTTCTCTAAATATTTTTGGGCAGTCTTTGTTAGGTTTTCCGTAAGGAAATAGTCCCATAGTTTTACCTGCTTCAATAAAACTAAAGCCACAGTATTCAGTAACTGCTTCATAAGATTTAACAATACCTGCATTTTCTGTTAAGAATAATTCGTGCTTTGCGTCTTCTGGTTCGTCATACATTTTACTATCAAACTCAGGCATCCAGGAACCTAATAAAGGACCATTAGTACCTAAATGTTTGTATAAAGTTTTAAAGTTATCTGGGTATGCACAATCATAAATTGTTTCTGTTTCCCAAACAGTTGTTTGCTGATTACCAACATTTAAATCAATAAATGTACCAGCACCATCAACAATTAGTGCTACTGCTTCATCAAATCCTGATCTATAAAAAGCAGTTGCGGCATGAAGTTTGTGATGTATATGTGATAAGTCAATAACTTGTGGATGCGGATTACCATTGTACTGTTGTCTTTTAATTAATCCTAGTTTACGTGCAAGTCCTGTGTAAACATCGTCTCCACTAAAGTCTACTTTACCTGCTGTGTATTCTAAATTTTGTGTATGTGCTACAACTAAAAAATCAATTTGATCTGTGTATTCTAAAATTTTTATCATTGAAGCATAAGGACCTCCGTCATACTTGTGACGTGTAAGTCTTTCTTCTTCAATTGCAAATACTACTTCACCATCTTTCAATAAACATACGCCGCCGTTGTGTCCTCTGGCAATACCGGCAATCCAAACTGGCTTTTTATCTGGCATATTATAATCCTCTTACTTCTCTATCCCAACCTTCAATTTTAAGATTGGTTATGTTTTTAATTGTATCTTTGTAATTTTCTTTTTTCACTGAATTTACTGTATTTAGAGCATTTTCACTTTTATCATTTAGTTTGTGGCTTAGATTATCAACACAATAATTTAAATGTTGCTCAGGACTAGGATGTAATTCTATCCATTTTTCACCATTATCGCCCTCAAACCACCATTGTTGATCTGGTCTATTCCAAGCATATAAACCAATTGGTTCTAACCAATGTTCTTTATCAAAAATATATTTGTAATCTTGTAAATCATATTCTTCCCATGCATTAGATAGTTCAGGAGTATTACGTAAATTTTCTCCATGTCCTGCTTGATGTGGTATATCTGTACCTAGTGTTTCTAATTTTCCAATGCTTGTAAAATAAAATTTGCAACCTTTACTTTTTAAATATCCTTCTGTAAGTAATATTGCATTTAAAGTATTTAGAAAATATGCTTTTTCATCAAAGAATTTTTCCTGCCATTCTTTATTAAAAATATTTTCATTTTTGTAATTAAAAATACTACCTTTAGTTTGCCAACTTTCTAAAAGTCCTTTTTCAAATCTTCTGTAATCATGCCGTAAGTAACTTGACCATTGTACAACAACAGTATCCATTGCATTAAAATTATTTTTTAAATCACATTCTACAACACGATCTGCGATACCACGATTGCCTATACCAGGCATACCCCAGTTTTCGTAATATCTAAATTCATTTGCGTAGAAGTCTGCCCATGTAGGCCAGTTCCAAGATGTATATGAACAACCAAATGTAAACAGTCTGTTAGACATTAGTCACCTTGTTCGAAACGTTTACCTACTTTTTCTTTACCTTTGATACCATTCATTACTGACTCAACAATAATGTCTTCGATTTTTTCGTTCATTCCCATTACACCATCATTTTGTCTATCTGAATATTCATCTGCTGTAACTCTAATTGGAGAATAAACTCTTGCTCCTTGACCCATATCAAGAATATCTAAGTTGTTATCATTAGGATATGAAACGTTTACAGGAAATGTAGAACCAATTACAACTGTACCTTTTTTATCCATAGCATGAACTAAATGTTGTCCAACACTATCACAGCCTAAGAAGTAATCTGCATTTGCAATTATTCCTGCCCACTGTCTTAAGTTAGCACCTTGTGGCATAGCAACAGGTTGTTTGATTCCGTGTTTGTTAAATTCAACACCAAACTCTGCCATATGTACTACACCAACTTTGTGTGATAATTTTTTAACAATATTAATGGCGTTCTCTGCCTCAAAACTTCTTCCGCTCCAGTCTGTAATCATTCCGTTGTCATGCATTACTGCTCTACCATATGGTTGGAATACTACAATTTTATCTTTACCTGTTTTTTCTTTTACTTCATCAACTAACTTCTTACCAAAAACAAGTTCTTCTCTTGACAGTCTAATTTGAGGTTTATTAATTTCACGTAAGCCTTTGCCGTTGATTTCAATATCATATGCTTCTGCAATACTACATTTTTGATTGTAGTATTCCCAAACCCTATAAGGCTCAGGTGTAAGTAAATTCATGTTAATTAATTTTTCTTGGAATAAATTTTTATGCCAATTGTCGTATGCTTTTGCGTGTAATAATTTATGACCTTTGTAAAAGTCAGTTCCACCTTCGCATACAATAATAAAATTGTCGTCTGGATTTTCTTCAGCGAATTTTTCAAGTGCAGGAATGCTACAAATTACCCTTCCAGCACCGCCGTTGATGAAAATTGCGGTATCTCGTTTTTGGTCTGTCATTAATATATCCTTCTTTTTAAGACTGTGCTTAACTATAAAGATATTTAATAATGTTTATATTAGGAAGTTTGCTTTCTGGCTGTAATTGTACCAGCAACACGAGTATTACCTTTAGCATCTGTAGGAGCCGCAGGTAAACCGTCTGCTACACCATCATCAAATGACGTACCATCTGTGCTTAAATTTAATCTAGCAAGGTCACTTGCAAAGTAATTTCCGCCTAATTCTGGTGGAATAAAGTGCAAAGTTGATGGGTGATATGTGTGTTCCATTAACCAACCATCTGCTGGATTGTCTCTTTGTGCCGCATCTGTACCTGTGCCGTCTGCTAAAGAACCAGTTACACTACCATATCTACCATGTGGTCCAGGGAATTGGTCATCTTCGCCCCAAACACCTTTGTATTTTGCTTTTGGTGATTGTGGCATTCTAACTTTCCAAGGATCAATACGTACAACTTTTGATAATGTAAATGTTGCACCTGTGCCTGACTCACTGTTAGTTGTAGTTGTTGGATTTGTAACTGTTTTTGCTTCTTTAATGTGTCTTGCATTAAAGGCATTACGTGTTCTTACACCAGTAATTGCTCCGCTGTCTACTGCTGTTACAATAATTTTAACATCTAATGTAGCAGTTTCACTTACTACTGATGTAGGTGAACTAGGATCGTCTTCAAAATCAAAACCCGGTCTTGCACCCATCGGTGCACATAAATCATCTAATGCGCCAATATCACTAACTGCAAATCCAAGTTCTGATGCTGGAACTGTAATAACATCTCCAACTGCATATCCTGAACCGCCATCTGTAATTGCTACTGACCATGCCGCACCATATATTTGTGGTAAATTTCTTAAATTTGTTCTGTAGTCTAACCACTCTTGTTTAACTGCATCTGGCATATCTGAAGAAACGTGTCCGTCTGCCGCCGATAGTGCTGACCAACGTACTCTTTTAATTGCTTCCCAGTCAGTGTGTGGTTTAATAAATGGAAAAGGTGTGTTCCACTGTTGTTTTACTGGATCATAAGTAATTTCATCTCTGTCATATGTATGATCTGGTGTAGGAACTTCTGGCTCATAGTGTACAAAAGCCTCACCTTTGTAATTATTCATTGGAAGAGTTTCTGATTTAATAGCACGACCTTCTAAGAATAAAGTATCTTGGTCTGTTTCCATTAATTCACATAGTAAAGGATTATCTTCACAGTTGATTTTAACCATGTATTCGTTTGCTCCTGGTACATAATCATCTTCAATTTGATATGAATATTTTACTTCACCAGTACGTTTGTTGTCTTCCTTACGTAAAAAGACCCACATTTCTTTAGGACCTTCATATGTCCAAGTGTTTACTTTACCTTCTTTAGTAGTTTGATAAAGGTAAGCATCAGGCATTTCGTACGAGAAGTCAACGCTTATTTCGTTTCTTTTATCAACTGCATTAGGGTCTCTCATATTTCTCTTCCTATATTAATAATAAACTACGTACACCGCACCCTCGGCTCCTGGTGAACCACAACAACAACCTCCACCGAAGTTTTGTCCGTTCTCTCCACCGCCTCCTGGCCATGCACCAAATCCTTGACATTCTCCACCTCTAGCACAACAACCGTTTGGACCAATTAGTGGACCTGATTGTGCCATTGGTGCTGTTGGTCTAAATGATAAACCTCTATCACCACAATGCTGTGATCTCTGTGCAGATCCTGAATAACCTGAAATACCAAAGTCAACGTTATTTGGTTGGTTACCACATCTGTAACAAGTCATACAACAACCATAACAACTAAAGTAACCGTGACAGTGAGTACAGTTAGAACAACCGCCTCCACAAGCAACAGCACAGAAACATGATCCGCCTGTTGGTGTTCCCATTACAAATGATGGGTGTCCGTTATAGTTATTACCTGCATATAAACAACATCCTGAACGTCCTGCACAAATTGTAAAAGTATCTCCACCTGCAACGTTAGTAGATTTAATAGCATAACTACCACCGTCACCTGGCATACCTTGCATACAGCAACATCCGCCTACTCCTGAAGCACCACCGCCCCATAATTCAAAAACTGCAAAAGTTGTACCTTGAGGTACTGTCCAGTTACAACACTTACCACCATTGTTGTTACAATAAAATCTTGATGTTGGTGGAACTCCGTATGGTTGAGCAGGCCAAGCCTCGTTGTGATCTCTGTTCCATGCATAACTTACGGTAAATGCTTGTGGAGCCTTAACTCCTACATCGTAGCCTGGTAAAAAATTTCTTAAATTTGCCATCTCTACTCCTTACCCTATATCGCTCTGGTAGTAAACAATTACAAGTCCACCTGCACCTGGGCCACCGCAGTAACAAGTTCCGTTGTGTGTATGAAGTGTTCCTCCACCACCGCCTGGAAATTCTGCTGGTCCGTCTGCTTCTCTACCGTGTGTTTTATAACAATTATCTCTAGTCATTCTAGCACCATGTGACATCATTGGTCCGCCTGTCATGTTTTCCCAAGATGAACTTGAACACATTGATGTTCCAGCACCACCTCCGTTTGTACCACATATACTAAAGTCAGCACCTTTTACACATCCGCACATTCTGTTTGGACATCCACAGTGACCGCCCCACGCAGTACCAAATCCACAAGCGGCACAACCGTATCCACCACCTGATGCACATAAGCAGAAGTAACCTCCGCCACAGCATCCGTTTCCTGAACACGCATAACTACCACATCCTGGACAACCCATAACTGGTCTACAACAACCTGCCGCACCTGCACATAAAGTGAAGTCTGCTGTGTTGCTGAGTTCTAGAATTTTTCTACCATAAGAGCCTGATCCGCCTGGAAAGCCTGCCATACAGCAACAGCCTCCGCCGCCGTCTCCTCCTGCACCCCATACTTCAAACGCCGCCCAAGTTACATCATCTGATGGTTGCCATAAGCAACAACATCCGCCATTGTTATTTCTTGTACTATCAAAACTAGTGTGATACACATAGATTGATCGTAAAGACATTGCCCCTGAATCTTGGCCGAGTTGTAAAAGTGATCTAAGTGCAGACATACTTAACTCCTATCTATTAACCAATACCTACGCCATCGTCTGCTGGTGGTTCTGCATAACCGCCTGCATCTGGTTCTTCTGGAAACTTAACCATGTGTGCTGGATATTCATCCGCTTCACCTTTTTTCCATGTAACCGGTAGGTCTCTTAATTTTTGTCTAAATTCAATCCAAGGATTTTTAACTGAGTCTGGCATATCTTCTGCTACTCTGTGATCCGTTGAATCTAATCTGTCATTTCTCAAAGCAATCAAAGTATCCCATGACTGCCAAGGTTGCTTCCAAGTTAATGTCCAATTACCAGATGCTTCATCATGTGAACATAAGTTATATTCATATGCGTGATCTGGATATGGTGGCCACGGATATTCGTAGTTTCCATAACCTGTTGGAAGTGCAACTGTTTGATTTGTTTGTGTTATACTTACTGTATGTGGCAAGTAGATTGCACACATTAAAGTATCTTCGCCAGCACAATCTAATTCTACTAATCTTTCACCTTCTGGTACTGTATCTGTAGTTGGATTATAGATAAAGTCTTCATCTGGTGGTGTTTGTGCTAACGTATTTCTGCCTGTATCAGCCTCAACAAATACGTACAGTTTATCTGGACCTGTATAAGTTGCTGTTGCTGTATCCCCGTCTGAGTTAGATTGACTTAGGTAGTCATTGGGGATATCATATGTAAATTGCTTTGTTATTTCTGCCATTTTATGTTCCTTCTATTATATTTATACATATTATTAACTGTATGATATTTTTACCATACCCCCTGAACCCCAGTGGCCCCAACAACATGGACCTCCACATGAAGTACCATTATATGCTCCATCTCCAGGATAAGGTTGAGCACAACCCCAACCACATCCAGAACAAGTCATCGGTTTACCACAGTAATCCTTACCTTTTCTAGATCTTCCTGCTTTAGGAGCCCCTCCAACCATATCCCACATTTGGTTATGGCAATAATGTGTATGGAAGGTTGATTGTCTGCCGTGACCTATTCTAAAGTCACCCTGTGTACCGCCTGATAAGACGACACAACCATAACAACAGTTGTAGGCATAGTGAGCATGACAGTTTGTTCTACCTGTACATCCTCCTCTAGCACACGTTGTTGGTATACCTGAACCGGATACGAATGAAGTTGACCCATCGTAACCTAAACAATCTCTTTCGCAACAGTTTCCATTTCCTGCCGCACAAACTGTATATTGACATCCTGCAACTGTATTAACAGTTCTTATTGAATATGATCCACCACCTGCGTTTTGTGATGACCACATACAACAACAAGCACCGGCACCAGCCGCGCCTGCACCCCATAATTCAAATGTTACGTTTACGACTCCGTCGGGCACAGTCCATAAACAGCAACATCCTCCATTATTGATACCTCTATTATTATTGTAAATAAATTGGTATCTTGTTGGTACAGAAGAGCCTTCTACGGTATCTCCTAATAAGTTTCTCAGGTTTGCCATAACAATTTGTCTCCCTGTTTCTTACGTACCTGACATTACCCAACCATAAGTTGGACCTGTGTAAATCAGTGTAATCGCTACGTTGTTAATGTCTAAAACTAAATCTTCGTTCAGGTTTTGAATCTTTGAACCATTACGTGCTAAGGTAACATTGTTTGTATTAAATGATCCTGTTGCATCAATAATAGATAAAACATCATTTACTAACAAACTTGCATTAGCAGGTAAAGTAATTGTAAATGCGCCGCCCGAAGAATCAGCAATTATTCGATCATTAACTGTCGCGGTGAATGTAGTGTTAACATTACGAATAACACTTGCCGCTGTACCAGTAGTTGATATATATCTTCCCATTGCTTTTTCCTTTTATACTATATATTTATCATTATGCTGTTGATGTCTCAATTCCAAATGCCACAGCACTAACATTCGGGGCACTACTGTAAACGACCATAATTTGTCCAGCCGCCATAGCAATACCTGATCTTTCTAAAACCCCTTTAGGTAACAGTTCTACATCATATTCAATGTACTCACTGTCCGCTGGAGTTCCGGCAGATGACACACTAACTCTTATCGAAACCGCCGCATTTCCTCTATTACATACAGATAACGTAACAATAGCGAAGTTGTTAGCAGGAACTGTATATAAAGAAGTATTAGCGCCTCCTGTAAGATCTGCGTGTCCTAATCTTCCTGTTGCCATATTTCTTCTCCTTTTAACTCAATATAAATTGTTGCATCGCTACCGGTGAACCACTTACGCCACCTGTAAAATGCATTGATGCAGTTGTATTTATCGGCACTCCAGATGTTGTAGTAATTGTATTACCTGAAATGTGAATTACACCTGCTGTTACACTATTTACGTTCAATTCTGATGCACCGCCACCAATTTGGGACGTAATATATGTCTTAATTGCTTTTTGTGTAGGAACAATAGAATCACTATTTGCAGTAAATGTGCCGTCTGTACTAAATTCGTTAATTGTAGCACCTGCGCCACCTAATGCAACACTTCCTAGTTGTAGTTCTTGTAGACCACTAATACTAAATGCATCAGCATTTAGGGTAGCAACACCAGTTGCCTGTTCAACTGTAAACAGATCACCAACTCTAAAGTTACCATCTTGGTCAGTTGAAGTAAAGAATACTCTACCTCCGCCGCCTTCAACTTGTTCATCTGCTGGATCTGCCGCAATAGTTGGTGTTCCTGGATAGTTTGTAGTAGTGAATCCACCTGTACCTACATCTAAGAAATCGTGTCCTGTTAATCTACATTGAGAATATCTAATTCTCATAGTTACTTCTGTACCATGTGGTACTGCATCATCTATCGCCATTTCTGGAGATACTTGTAATAATGCAGAGTATGGTGAACTACCTAATAAGTTTGTAACACTAACAAGTTTGTAGAATCTATTAATACCAGCAAATTCAACGTTTGCACCTGCTTGTGGTATTAAATCCATACCTTCTACTTGAATATATTGTCCATTTTGTTTAGCATCTCTGTAACCAGCGCCATATGTAATTTTACCAAAAGCAACATAAGTTGCACCATTAGTTAATACTGCTGGGAACAATAAGTTACTATCTTTGTAAAGTGTTAAAGTATTTGCATCAACTATATCTACATAGTAACTATTACCATTAAGTTGTGTTGTACCTGTTACTTCTGTAATTGTAACTTTTGTTCTTGCTAATAAATTATGTCCTGTTACAGTAATGTTAACAATACCAGTTCCTTCATTAGTTGGAATAGCACCGCCACCATTAATTAAAATTTCATTACTAATATCAATTAACTCACCTGTCTTAGTAATTGAACCTGCTTCACCGTTATTACTATTTGTAGTTTGTGTTGTAACAACTGGACTTTGTAAAGTTGTGTATGCAGTATTTGTTAAAATGTTAGAAACAATAATTGTTCTCATTTGTTCAAATGCCGCAAGTGCTTGTGATTGTCTGTTAGGGAATGTTGAATTACTTCCTATCCAGTAACCTCTTGAATGTTTAATTGTTTCTTTAGTACCACCAAACTTGATATCGTGTGCAATAGCATCTACATAATCGCCAACATCACCTTCCCATTTATCTTGATCATATGAGAAAGCATTCCACAAAGTACTAGTTGGATTATTTGTTACTTGGTTGTTGATCCATGCAATTACTTCATCTTTAATAAATTCTTTATTTGCTGTTAACAATGTGTAAGCATATGGATTTTCAGTAAATGACACACCAGTAATATTTTGTTCATTACCTGTATCGTCAATTGTTACTGATAAAGTTGTCCAACCAGTTCCTCTTGAAGCAAATGCTGGTTGATTTAAAACACCATCACCAATGAATACTTCTAATGGAGCATCTTGTGTATTGTTTGGATCTGTAAATGTTACTGTTGGAACCGATGTATAAGAAGCACCTGGATGAATAATTCTTACTTCACTGATTTTACCATCTGTTACTTTTGCTCTTGCAAGTGCTTGAGCAGTTGCAGTTGATCCGTCATTACCTGGAGCACTAATTACTACTCTTGGTTCAACACTATAAACTGTTGTATTATCTAATGCGGCTTCAATTGCTCTACCACTAATAATTTGATCCCAACCTGATTGTCCATCTGAATATTTTCTAACAGTAGCAACTTTAGTACCTGCATTATAAGTATCAATGTAACCATACTGTCCTGCACCTAAACCGCCTGTTAAGAATACTGCCATTCCAACATACGCCGCACTTAAGGCTGTATCAGTGTTGGATAAAGTAATAGTAGTTGTATCACCTGACTGTGGAGTGTTTGTTGCTGAAAGATAATCAGCACCACCAAATGTAGTTGAGTCACCAGTAAGTCTAATTTCCATTACACCGCCAGTACTAATTACTGGAGTTAATCCAGTTACGCCGTAACCGTCACCACTTAAACTAATTGTTGTGTTATTAACTACATAATCTCTACCTGCGTTTGCATATTCAATTGCAATAATTTCGTTATTGTTTGTAATTGTATTTGTTACAACAGCATCAAAGTTTCTGTTATCTACAAATGCTGTAATAGGAATTTCTGTTAAGTCAACACCTTCTGCAACAGTACCAAAGTCACCATATGAACTGTTACCGTTTGTTGCTCTAATTTTTCCACCGTTTTCTGCAAGGTATCCAATGTGTCCGTAGTATGAGAACACGGAAACAAGTTCTGCTCTACCTAAGTTTGTAACCCAGGCACCAATACCTTCATCTAAGATTTGTGTAAAGTCGTTAGCAACAATTGAATCATTACCGCCGTTGTGTAAATCACCGTCAATTTTTAATCCAACACATTTTGTTCCAAAAGTTGTAACGTTTTGTACGTATGGTGAACGTGTAATAATCCATGCATCTTCATCGTCTGGTCCCCAACTTGGGTTAAGTGAACAAAATGCACCTGCTGTTGGACGTTTAGTTCCATAACTGTTTGCCGCACCTAATACACCTGTTAAACCTTTTACTGTACAGTTTCTTAAACCAGTACCATTTTCTAAATAGAACATATCTTCTAGTGAAGATCCGTTTACAGAGTTTGCAAACCAACGTGCATATAATACTGATTTGTAGTTACCGTATTCTTCTAAGTCCCAAACTACGCCCATTACGTACTGCTTCATGTCTCTTTTACATTTAACATCATCAGCAATACCGTATAAACTAGTGTAATTTACTTTAATCCACTCAACTGCTTCATCAACAATAAAGTCAATGTTGTTTAAAATTCTTGTTCTTGCATCTGTATGACCAGCATCTTGTCTACGGCCTTTTTGTCCTGTAACTGTTACATCTGAACCAGTGCCATGTACATGGTAATCAATGTAATCAATCATGTCTTGGAACAAGCCTTCACAAGTTGTACCAGCGGCCACATCAGCGGCAGGATTGTTTACGTTTTGTGTAATTGTATTTCCTGCGGCAATAGTTGCAACATCCATTGTAAAGTTTGCGGCACCACCGCCACCTAATACACTATCTTGAATAGTAATTGTATCACTTACAGAATGTCCTGAACCAGCAGTAACAACTTGTACAGTAGTAACAGCACCACTGCCGTCAACTGTAATATTAAATGTTCCTACTGTACCTGATCCTGCACTTGCACCTGTTACACCACTGTATGTACCTGCTGTTCTACTTGCATCAGCGGCACCAAAATTACCCATTGTTAAATGTCCACCTGCTGGTGTTTTTGTAATTGCGTTGTTTCTAACTAGATCACTTATAATTGCTTTAATTCTACCTAGTGCATTTTTAGTTAGTGTTGAATCATTCATGCTTGAATTTGTACCACTACCTGGTACTGCACAATTAATTTCTGTTGAACGTAATTCATCACCAACAACTGCTGTATCACTTGGAACAATAATTGGAAGTGTTTCGTAATATGTTCCTGTTTTTACAAAAATTGTTACATTTGGTTTTACTTTACTTGGTAAATTAGTTAAGTTACCATCAGTAACAGTTGTTGTTACAATACTTGCTAAAGAAGTAATAGTTGCATACACACCATCTTCTGCTGTTTTTGTAGCATCTGTAACTTGTTGTGCCGGACTTGCAACACTATTCAATGTAGCATAGTTTTGTGCTGGATTTAAGTTAGCAATAACTTCGTCCATAATGCTAACACCATAATCAATTGATGCTTTAGTTTCGTTTTCTTGTCCTGCAACATAGTTAGTTGCACCACTTATATACTTACTTGCGGCTTCTCTAGTTCTTACGTTACCGCCATGTTTTAAATCCCATACAATAGCATCAATTAATAATCCCATATCTCTTCTACATTTACTTTTGTTATATGTAAATGAACTTGTAAATGGAGATATATTATTTGCTATTTGATAGTCAGTCCATTCAACAATTTGTTCTTGAATGAATGCTCTGTTTCTTAATAATAAATTTGTTGCATCTGGATTACGTGGACCTTTTTTAATTTCGTTAGCCGCCCATCTAGTTGATGCCCAAGGTTTATCAACTGTTACACCGTTTGCTGGTGCTTCATTATCTGCACCTTGTGGTCCAACATAATAAACTTGATCTAATTGTCCAAAGTATGACCATTCTGGAGCAGTACCTGTAGAGTTAACTCTTAAAACTTGTCCTGCTTTACCAATTGGTAATCTTACTGGACCTGAACCACCATAATAAACTATATCACCAAGTGTAGTTAAGTTACCTGACTCAACACCGCCACTTAATAATTTCCATTCACTACCGTCTGTATCTTGGTCTGGTCTATTCTGTGCACCTACTTGATCTGCTGTGTGTGCCGTTACACAAATATAAGAGTTTGTGTTGTTTATTCCTCTAACAGCATCACCTAATTGATAAGCAGTACCGTTAGTCCAAGTGTCTCTCCAGTTAATACCTTCGTTTAATTTGTCCCAATAAGTTGCGTTAGGTGGAGTATTACCAGTTGAGTTTGCAATACATAAGTAAGTCCAACCTCCAACACGTACAACATCACCTACTTTGTAAGCAGTTGCATTATCGTAATCACCTTTTAAACTAAATCCTGTTGTAAATAAATCCCAAGTGTTTGTGTTACCAAACGGAATAACGTTTGTGTTATTTGAGTTTGCAACGTATGAATAACCACCGTAGGTTACAAAGTCACCAATTTGATAACTTGTTGAACTTGACCATGAATCTTCAAATTCTAATCCTGGTAAAAACTGTTGCCATTTAGTTACGTTTACTGTTGCATTAACTTCAAAAGTTAATTGTGCACCTGTGTTACCAATGTCTGCTGGAGAAACTGTTATAACATCATTTTCTGCGTGTCCTTCTCCACCTTTGACAACACTTACTGTTGCCGCACCAGTACCATCAATTGTAATATTAAATCTTTGTCCTGTACCTGATCCACCACTTGTACCTGCTACGTCTTTGTAAGTACCTGCTGTTCTTGTTGCATCTGCGGCACTGATTGTATCAACTGTTGAAATGTGTCCTGTGCCAGTTTCATCTGTTGCTAAATTAGTTGCACCTGATGTATGTTCATATGTACAAATCCATAAACCACCACCATACTTAACAACATCATTTACTTTATATCTTGTTGTTGTTGCATGAACTGATTTGTATTCAATTCCTTTATGTACATAATCCCATTTGCTTTGATCTCCTTCAAGACCTTCTGCAACTGTTCCTGAAATGTGTCCTTGGTTTGCAATATAAAGTTGTCCACCATATTTAACAAGGTCACCTGTTTTATATCTTGTTGAACCTGCCCAGTCTGTTTTCCAATCCATGCCTTTAGCAAAGATATCCCATTTAGACAAGTCTTCTTCTAATCCGTCTACATCACTTGCAGTTGTTAAACTTGAAGTGTGTGCTGTATTACATAGATAAATGTTACCGCCATATTTTACAATGTCGTTAACTTTGTATACTGTATTAATTGACCAATTGTTTTTCCAGTCAAAACCTTCTGCAAATAAATCCCATTTGGCTTGATCTGTTTCTAATTTTCCTGCTTCTGCACCGTCTACTTCTGAAGTGTGTGCAGTATTGGCAACATAAATGTAACCACCATATTTTACAATATCATTTTGTTTGTAGTATGTGTTAGATGTCCAGTCGCCTTGCCATTGAACACCATCTGAAAATAGGTTCCATTTTGTAGATTCATCTGTTGTGAATAAAGCAGATGACGTATGGCCATTTGCACAGAAGTAAGTTCTACCACCGTGTCTTACAATATCGTCTTTGAAGTAAACAGTACCTGTTGCCCAAGCACCTTTCCAAACAAATCTAATTCTACCTAGTTTAAATTCAGCCATTTTACGTCCTTATTACACTATTTATCATTATATTCCCGTTCCTGGGTCGTAACCATTTCCACCGTCATTGTAGTAGATTCCGTCACCTTCTGGGTCTACTTGTGACCCCATAAAGCCACCTAATCCGTTACCTTGGTTGAAATACGCCTGTGCTACCATTGTACCACCGACTGGTTCTGTGAAATGCATATTCACAGGTATATTAATTGTTAAACCACCAGTGTTTGATATGTGATTTAAGTCACTAAATTTACACGTACCAGCCGTAACAGCATTTGCCGCCACGTTTGATCCACCACCGCTTATTCTACTTTGTAGATAAGTTGCAATCGCTTTCTGTGTTGGAACTATTGCATTACTATTTGCAGTAAATGTTCCATCTTTAGAAAATTCTTTAATAACAGCATTTGTACCACCTAATACAAAAGCACCTAATCTTAATTCATCTAATCCTTTAAGATCAAATTGTGATGCACTAATTGTTACAATACCTGTACTTTGTTCAACTTTAAATAATTCACCAACTCTAAAGTTACCATCTTGGTCAGTTGAACTGTAGAATACTCTACCACCATTATATTCATTTGCTTCCCACATTTGTTCTGGTGGATTAATTGAATCAAATCCTTCTAAGTATAATAACGGATAGTTAGTTGTTGTTGTACCACCTGTACCTATATCTAAGAAATCATGGAATGTTAATCTTACCTGTGAGTAATTTTGTCTAATTGTTACTGCTTCTGCATGGATAGGAGATTCTTGTACTCCTAACGATGGTGAAATACCTATTTCAACAGTTGCATTTGGTAATGTTCCTTCTAATATTTTAACATTACCTACTTTGTAAATTACATCTGTAATACTTGAGAATCTTAAGTTATCTCCTGGACTTGGTAATAGTGTTAGTCCGTCAATAATAATTTTATCTCCAGTTTGGTATTTGTCTGCATAACCTGTACTTGAAATTGTTACAGCATTAAATTTAGTATACAAAGCACCTCTGTTTTTAAATGCAGGTTGTCCTAATACTCTGTTGCCCATTCTTACATCAATAGTTGCATCTTGTGTTTTTTGTGTATCGTGGATGTGTATTGAAGGAGCAGTTGGATAACCTGACCCTGGCTCAGTCATTGTAAATGATTCTATTCTTCCTGTGTTAACTGGTAATGCTCTCATTAATGCTCTTGCACCATAAGTAATACTCTTGACTTGTTGTTGCGCCGCATCATTAAACACAAAGAATCTTGGTCCATGTGTTGTAGTTGTTGCTTGAACTTTTGTTAAGAAGTTTGCACCGCCATTTGGAATTGTAACTTGTTGTTTTTCTTGCCAAATGTCTGCACCACCTGTGTATAAAATTTTTCCTGTACTGTCTATTGCCATAAACAATCCGTCACTGTAATCTAATCCCCAAGCAGTTGTGCCAACTGTGCCATTTACTAATGGTTCTTCCCAAGTTGCATTGTTTAAACCTTCACTGTAATCTGTGAAACTTCTAAAGAATGTTGATGCTAAACCAAACGTTGCACTAGTTGAAGATGTTGCACTACTAATCATTGTAGTTGCTGGATCAAATGGAAATGTTGCTGAGCCGTTTGGTTGACAAGCCGCTACAAATTTTCCATTACCATATGCAAAGTCAGTTACGTTATATGTTGTAGGACAAACTCTAGTTGTTGTTGACCAGTTTTGACCGTTGTCTGTACTTTCGTAAGTTGTACCATCGGCTTTTACTGCCAACCACTTACCATTTCCATATCTAATATGTTTTAAACCTAGTCCCATTGATGTTGAAACATAAGTCCAAGTAGTTCCATCTGTGTTTGAAATTGCAATTTCGTTTGAATCATCTGCAATAGCAATTACAGTATGTGAAGTTGCACTATAAGGTCCTTCACAAATATCAATCCAGTTGTGTTGATTTATTGGATAAGGATCAGAACCCCATGCCGTACAAGCAGTGGATAAGTTTGCTCTATTACCATTACCTAACGCAATAAAATATCTTAGTTTACCTTTACATTGAATAACTGTATTAGGTCTTACCCAACCTGCGTCAGTCACTGCTTCTTGCCAACTTCCGCCACTTGAGTCTGAATAAATTGCCTTACTTGCACCAGCACTTGGGAAAAGTGCCATTGTTAATCCGCTTGTTGCCGCACAGTTTTGATATAATTGACTTGTACCCGTATCATAATCATTGTCAGCATAAGTAGGTTCTGCAACTTCAATTCTTGGTTCAATTCTATATGTAGTTGAACCATCTAATTGTGTTGATAATGGCCAACCTGGAACAACATGATCCCAACCTGGTTTACCATCTGTTTCTCTTAATACGTTAATTTGTTTTGTAGTTACAAAGTATTCATCAATAATTCCAAACTGACCAACACCTTCACCTTCTTCAATAAAGATTCTCATACCAGGACTTATTGATGCTACTGTAAATGTTAAATCTGCACCGCCAAAGTTTCCTAAATTAGTATCTGCAATAGTAATTTGATCGCCAACTCTATGACTGTGTCCAGCATTAACCGGAGCAACTACTGTTGCTAAACCTGTTGCGTCAATAGTAACGTTAAATGTTCCTACTGATGCAAAACTATTGTTTGATGTTCCTGGAATATTTGCATAAGTTTGTGGGAAGTTTGCAGGATCATTTACTCTGGCAATGTCTGCTCCTGAAATATTTTGAACTGTTACTATTCCTCTACCAACATAGTAATCTGGACCATTAGCATCTGATTGTGCAATAGTAATACTTGTTGGTGTACCACCTTGTGCAGAGTTTCTTATACCTGTGATGTGTCCTCTACCACCTGGTAAAGTTGAGTCACCTGGATCCATCATTCTTATTTCTTTAATAGATCCGTTTCTTAATTCTGCAAATTCATTATCTACATTTACACCACTACCTGAACCTGTAATTGTATACGTTACATCTGTGTTGTCTTCACCTGCGTGTGTATAACCTAACGCAAAGATTTTGTTTGCGTTGTTATAAACTACTGGTGCAATAGCATCATAATATCTGTTATTAACTGTTGCAGTCAATGGTGTTTCACTTGCTAATTCACCTTCTGCAAATGAACCGTATGTACCATAAGAGTTGTTACCTACAGTAGCACGAATTTTACCTCCTGCTGTACAATAATAACCAATATGACAGTAGTAAGTAAACACTGATACAAGTTCCATCTTACCATCTTGGTTACACCATGCACCAATACCATCGGAAATTACTTGCGTAAAGTCGTTAGCAACAATTGATTTGTTACCACCATTATGTAGTGTACCATCTGCTTTAACACCAACACACCCTGTACCTAATGTTGTTACGTTTTGTACATAAGTTGATTTGCTTGTAACCCAAACACTAGTGTCGTCTGGACCTGAGCCTGGATCTAATGAAACGAATGCTCCACCTGTTGGTTGTCTAGCACCATAAAGGTCTGGCTCACCTAATGAACCTACTAATCCTTGTAGTGTACAGTTTCTAATACCACAGCCGTTTCTAACGTAGAACATATCTCTATCTTCACTGCCAGATGCTGGTGCTATTGTAACACTTCTTAATTCATCGCCAACAACAGCAACACCGGCTGGTAAACTAATTGGAAGTATTTCTTTGTATAATCCTGTTGCAACCATAATAGTTGCTGGTGCTCTGTTGGCTTCATCTGCTAAAATATATTGTGTTGCATACTTAATTGATCTAAATGGAGCAGTTTGTGATAAACCAAATCCTGACGCATCTGTACCTGTTGTTGCAACATAATATAATTTAGGTACTTGACCAAATGCTTCCCATGTTGCTTGTCCATTTACAACTTTTTTAGATTCTCCTGGTTGACCAATTGGTAAACGTATGTGATTAGTTCCATCATGACCTCTCATGTCACCAATCTGTTGCATTACGTTTCCAGGTGAACCTTGAATTAATTTTGTCCAGTAACTTCCGTTATCTTGTGCTGGTTCAACTAGAGTAGAATCGTCTCCTTGGTGTGCTTGTACACATTTCCAAGTAGTACCTGCTTGAACAACAATATCACCTAGTACATAATTATTTGCAGATTGCCATTCACCTCTATAATATGTTCCTGTTATTAATAACTGCCAGAACATACTGATAGAACCTTCTGTTGATCTTGTTGAGCCTGGATCGTAATAACCTCTTGACTCTGGATCAAGTGCATCTGGTTCTTGATTTAAACTATCTTTTACAGCAATATAAACAAAACCTTTATTTCTTATAACATCACCAGTTCTATAGTTTGTTGTAGCAGACCATTCGCCTTGCATTTTATAACCAGTAATTAATAATTCCCAGTCATATAAACCTTGTAAACTTTCACCTTCGTAGAACACACCAGTAACACTTGGAGGACTTCCAACGTTATTAGTCATAGATGTATATGTGTAACCTCCGTATGTTACAATATCACCTGGCTGATATGTTACTGCTTGATCCCAGATATTTTCATAACCTAAACCTGGTAACCATATATCAAATTTTGTCTCATCAAATGAACTTGTAGATGTATGTGCTTCTTTACATCTCCATAATGTAGGACCCCATTTAACAATATCACCAACTCTGTATCTAGTACCAGTAGAGTCGCTTGAGTCTTGCCAACCACCTACATATCTAATACCGTCAAGTAATACGTCCCATTTACTTAAATCATCTTCAAGACCACTTGCAATAGTTGTTGCTGAAGTATGGCCTGTGTTACATCTGTAAACTAATGCACCATATCTTACAACATCATCTGCTTTGTATCTTGTGTTTAATGACCATTCTTTTTTGTAATCATCTGTTCTTAATTGTAATTGCCATTTACTAGCATCATTTTCTAAACCTGAAACTGTTGATGAAGATGAATGTTCTTCAATACATTTGTATAAACGCCCACCGTATAATGCAAAGTCACCAACTCTGTATCTTGTTAACGGTCCCCAGTTAATTCTCCAATTACCATTTGCCGCAAAAGCAATAATTTTTGATTGTGCAGTATCAGTAATACCAATCAATGCATCTTCATTAGATACGTGTTCTTCTAAAACTCTATAAATTGTTGCATCATATTTAAATAAGTCATTAATTTTATATCTTGTGTCAACAGTCCAGTTACCTCTCCATGTGTAACCATCGGACATTAATAACCAATATGACGGAGTTCTGTTTAAGTCTGTGCTGAATGAAACTTGATCGGAAATGTGTCCAACCATACAAACATAGTTGTTACCACCATGTCTTACAATATCATCTTTGATGTAAGTTGCGCCTGGCAACCAAACATTTTTCCATGTATATCTTATTCTTGCTAGATTAAATTCAGCCATTATCCAGTATATCCTGTTGCGAATGCGCCAAATGGAATGTGATCACTTGAAACATCATTGTTATATGTATATTTAGTGTTGATTCTTAACACCAATTCTCCACCATCATTTACGTAATAATAAATATTTTTTTCATCCCAACGCATCTGTTCATAAACCAAGTTATCAAAAACAAGTACGTGATTAGGATTTCTTCCTTCAAAAAAGTCTTCACCAGTTTGCCAGTCACTGAAGTTACCATCAGGACCACCTGGTCTGTTTACTTGTAAATTATCTGTAGGACTTGCAATATCAACTTTAGCAACAAATAATTGTCCGTCATCATCTCTACGTAATGCGTAGAAATATCTATCGCTAGTTTGTCCTTCTAAAGGTGCTGATCCTACATATTGTACCATTATACAATCTCCACGTAACTTAGAATTACATCAACCGCATCATCTTGGTCTGCTGTAATTACTACTTCGTTGTTTCCAGGTAAGACTAATTTCTCACCTCCATTAATTGCTCTCAAGGCGGCATTAGGTGCTATCATAACATCTTTGATATAATAACCTAAAACACTTGTATCGTCTTTAACTTGAATACTTACTCTTGTGTTACCGTCTAATAAGTTTGCAATCGATAAACCAATGGCTGTTACTTTAGAAGCCGCAGGTACAGTCAAAATTGTAATAGGCTGTGTCCCTACACTTTTTTCTACTTTATTTTTAAAAAACGTTGCCATAATATTATCCTAAACTTAAAACTAACTCCAATGCGATGTTTTGTGCATCTGTTTGTGATACAGCACCTGAACTACCTGCAACTGTGTCCCATTGTGTACCATCATAAATTTCTAATCTTCCGTCTGTAGTGTTCCAACGCATCATTCCAATTACTGGACTAGGATGCCTTTGAGCACCAGTTCCTACAGGAACAACAAAACCTTCTGATCCATCGATTTTAAAATAACCACCGTTTGGACTTGTAAAAGTTAAGGCTCCTCCTGCAACAGTATTATTTATAGTACTTCCGCTAATATTGATATCGCCTACTTGTACACCCCCTGTACCGTTTGGTGATAGGTTTAAATCTGTGTTTGGAGTAGTTGTACTAATGGTATTACCATCAATTCTAATGCTGTCCACTTGCAGTCTAGCAACGTCAAATTGCTGTTGTGTAATAGTAGCAATTAGTTGTCCAGCGGCATAAAATCTAATAGTATCATCGTTTGCACCTGGTGTAAGTTCTGCTGTAATATATGTGTCCGCATCTAAGTCATAAACACCAGTTAAAACAATCCAGTTACCATCGTAACCTTCAAATTTTTGTGTATCTGTATTGTAACGTATCATACCTACTGCTGGTACACTTGGTCTTTGTGCAGTTGTACCTGAAGGTATTCTAATTGAACCTGTTGAATTTACATTTACTGTACCGCTACCTGGAGCAAATACCATGTCTGAACTAGCAGTTTCTATTCTGTTTGCTTTTATAATAAAGTCATCAATAATAATAGCACCAGAACCGTTAGTTCTTAATTCTAAATCTGCATTTGATACTGTATTTTGGATTACGTTTGTATCAATATTAATATCATCTATATGAGCACTTGAGGCGTGTACACTATTCCATCTTTTATCTGGTCTACCTAAGTTATATGTTGCAGTAGCATCTGGTAATAAATCTGATGTAATACCTGCAACAATACTAATAGTGTCACTTGCTTCGTCACCTATTGTAACGTTTCCTGCAACTGTTACATCACCACTTGCGTTAATGTTTCCTGTTACATCTAAATTACCTGAAATATTTGTGTTACCAGTAACATTTACTTGTCCTGTGCCATCTGGAAATATGTCTATATCTGCGTTTGATACAGTTGTTGAAATTACATTTGTTTGAAATCTTAAATCGTCTACTTCAAAAGTTTTTAATGAAACAACTTTATCTGATCCAACTGTATTAAGTTGTAATGTGTTGCCTACTGTTTCAACTGTGTTACCACTGATACGTACATCTCCTACGTATGCTGTTCCTGTTGTAACTACATCTGTTGATTGAAGTGTTCCGTTGACGTCTAAATCGTATTGGGGATTAGAATTATTAACACCTATTTTACGGTTATTAACATCCAGATATAATAAATCCGTCTCAAAAGCCAAGTCCACGCCATTACGCAAAAGGTTTGACTTTAAAAGCGGACCTGATATACGACCTACAGCCACTTTTTTCTCTCCAATACGGGGATCCTGTCCCTCTAACCTAATTTACAACCTTTCGGTTCTTTGCCGGTTAACCACAGTATGTCCCACAAAACGCCCAAAAGTCTCTCTCTTTTAAGTGGTCATGTTTGTGTTAAAAGTATTTATCGTTTTTGGATATTAACCAAGTGCTAACGTATAGATAAAGACCTGTTCATTCATATATTCTTCAGTAACAGTATCACCTGCTCCTGATACGTTATTCCAAGCATTGTCATACCATGTTTCTAAGTACCTTAGAGTATTGTTATAACGTGTAGTACCAACAGGTGGATTACCTGGTCTACTTGCTAAAGATCCTGATGGAATAACAATTCCGCTGGAATCTGTAAATGCAACGTGTCCATATTGTGTTGGTACATTGTTTGTGAATGAAAGTAAGAACGGATTTGCACTAGTATTAATAATTCTATTATTTGCATCATCAATCTGTAAATCGCCTACATTAATAAATCCAGTAGCACTTAAAACAATATCTTGGTTAGTTGCTTCTGAACTGATTGTAGCACCATCTATAACAACATTATCTTGTGACACTAATTTATTTGTGTTAAGTTCAACATTTGATAATGTAGTGTTTGTTACATTATTTGTTGTAAAATCAAAATAATTTCCTGCATTTGCAAGTACATAAGTTTGTCTATCTTCACTCCATATACCTCTTAAAGGAGTATATGCAGATGAAAATAATTCAAAGAAATTAGTTGTTGTATTATAACGTACATCTCTAAACGTACCTGGTCTTTGTGCTTCTGTACCTGCTGGAACCTTTAAAGATCCAGTTGCAGATATGCCAATATCTTCACCACCTGGTGCAAATTCTATATCATTAGATCCAGTGCTAGTTAGTGTAGTTCCACTAAAACGTAAATCTTCCATTACAATAGCGCCAGTGCCTGAAGGTCTAATGTAAAAGTTATTATTAAATGTTTTAGTAGTTATTACATTTGTATCTATTTGTATATCACCAATGT